ACAGACTATTTTATAATACATTGTACAGCTACAAAACCTTCAATGGATATTGGTTATGAAGAAGTAAACCAATGGCATAGACAAAGGGGATGGTTGTCGTGTGGTTATCATTTCATAATTCGTAGGTCAGGAGTTATAGAAGATGGTAGAACTACAGATGCAGTTGGAGCTCATTGTCGTGGTAAAAATCATAACTCGATAGGAATAGCTATGGTCGGAGGTGTCACTCAAGAAGACCACACAAAAGCTGAAGATAATTTCTTACCTGCACAATGGGAAAGTTTAAAAAAATTATGTGATGAACTACATGAGCAGTATCCAGATGCAAAAGTAAAAGGTCACTATCATTTCGCAGATAAATTTTGTCCATCTTTCGATGTAGATGAATGGGCTAAAACTGACTTACTCTGGGTGGAAGGAGACTTACTACCAGGTGATGAAGGATACACAGAGTAATTTTGTAAGACACGAACCTTGTCCAAATTGTAATTCAAGAGATAACCTAGCCAGGTACTCCGATGGACATGCGTATTGTTTTGGTTGTGAATATAGAGAACCAGCAGTTGGAGAAACTAACGAATTTAAAAATGAAAAAATAAAAACAGATATGATTACAGGTCAAGTGGAGGCGTTATCAAAAAGACAAATTGATTTTGATACTTGTAAATTTTTTAATTATCAGACTGGTGAATACAATGGTTCACCTGTTCAGATAGCACCTTATTATAACTCTAACTATCTCCTTGTTGCTCAACACATTCGGTTTCCTAACAAAGATTTTATCTGGTTAGGAGACATGAATGAGGTTGGGTTATTTGGTCAGCACAAATGGAAGGGTAATCAAAAGATGATTACTATTTGTGAAGGTGAGATTGATGCTATGTCAGTTTCAAAAGTACAAGGAAATAAATGGCCTGTTGTTTCTGTACCTTCAGGAGCAAAGTCTGCAAAAAAATATATTAAAAAAGAATTAGAATATTTAGAAAGTTTTGAGAAAGTAGTG